AAATGTGTTCTGTGGCTGTGGTGAGTACATAGTAGGCTGCTGTGGGACCTGCATGGGTCCAAACAGCGAGGTCGGCGCGCTTGGTTGCCGTTCTTCTGGGAACATGTATCCTGCTACAGCTTGTCTAATGGGCTGCCCTTCTTGTGAAGCAATCTGCGCTGCTGTGCGCCCGGTGGCTCCAGCTTCAGATGTAGCCGTGCGAGCAGCAGCAGCATCAAGTTCTGCCTTCTGCTTCTCCAATGCCTGCTTTTGCTGCTGAGAAGCACCCAGATACTGCATGAGCGTTGGAGCAAGTGCGTTCTTTTCCCTGACTGACATGGACGTGTCAGCAAAGATTTCATCAATGCCTTGCCGCTCTTGCTCGTTAAGAGAGCCACTAAATGTCTTAAACATCTTCTTGGTGGCATCAAACTTGGCCTGGTCTTCCTTGTACTGCTTGTAGGCATCGGCAGCAGCAGTGATGCCACTAGCAATGCCCTTGCCCATGGACTCGTAGCCACCCTGAATGGTGCGTCCAATGTTTGCGCCAGCTTCAAGGATGCCTGCGCCCATCTGGCTCATGGCTGCTGGTGCTGGACCTTGGTAGGGATTAATTGGTTTTGCCATAAAATGATTTTCTAGCTTCTAAGCAAAGCAAACTGCCTGCCTTAAATTGCCGGCAAGCCTGTGGACGGTTTTCGTAAATTGTACACGAAACTGACTTGCCAACAACTCCAGACAGAGCAGCGCATCTGTTGTTGCATGTTTTGAGCAGCGGGTAGTCATGTCGGATGAGTTCTGGTGGTATTCCTGTGGCGTCAGTCCTGTCCCGGCGCAACACCGGCCAGCTCCACTTGTGACTGCAACAAGCTCCGCAAGTCCTGCAATCCAGATCGGACGTTGCAGTATTCAAAGACAGGCTGCTCATGGAGGACATGCTCATGCAGGTTCTCTACTTTGATGCCGTCCTTAGGGCAATCGACAAACTTGCCAAGACGCTTGTCTACGCAGTTAAAACAAGCATGAACGTAGTCTGAGTTCATGTGCTTGTCTGACTTGCTGACTACGTTTTCGTCATAGCGATTCCTGTCAAATGGAACATTGTTCAGCAGAATGTAGTTAGCCACATCAAGATCTGTCCATTCACGCAACGGAAACCACATCTCGGTACCTTGACCAAGTAGCTTCTTGTGAATCTCAAGCGGGATTGCTCCGGTAATCGGATCTTCGTCGCTACTTTTGTGTCCGCATAGCAGCACATCAAAATCAGAGGCAACGTGCGCTTTTGGCCGATTAAGCCACTCTTTGCCGCACACCCAAGGCAGGCCTTCTTCACGCGGCTCAGTGCCACGCATGACTTTAAGGTGTCCGCCTCCAAGAGAGTAGGTTTCACACACGTCTATGCGATCACTTCCGTGGGTTAACGCAACTGACACAGGCACCCAGTCGTGCACGGTCATTCCGTACAGTTCCTGAGCCCTGTGATGAAAGGCGTACTTGTGCGATAGAAACGGCAACTTGAAGTGAATCACCTCAATGTCTGGCCGAATCTTTCTGGCAAGATCCAAAAGCACAGTGCTGTCTTTGCCGCCACTCCAGAGTACAGCGGGTCTGCGAGCATGCTTAAGGGCTAAAATTATAGTTTGTTCAGCGTTCATTAAAATGCCGCCCCTATGCCACCAAGTAGACCGCCAGCAATTGAACCCATCATGCTGGACTTCCCAGCAGACTTAGCAGCATTAGCTTGAGCTTGTGCTCCAGCCAAGTTCATCTGCGCGTTGTAGGCTCCGTAGATCGAGCCCATGCCAGTCTGACTCTCCGGGTTGAACAACTGTGGCCCGGCAGCTTGGCCCATGTTGTAGCCCATCTGCTGTGCGGAATTGGCTGCCCCCTGAAGGATGGGCTGCTTGTAGAACGCCTGCAACACTGGAGCCTGAGCAGCCTGAAGCTGACCCATTGCACCGGCCCCAAGCTGAGCCTGACCAGCCTGAATGGCAGTGCCAGCTTGCATGCGCCCCTGCTCTGCTTGACCACGAGCCAAAGCCTGCTGGAAGGCAGTTTCCTGCGCACCCATGCCAAGCTGTTCCTTTTGCAGGGCCTGACCAAAAGCCTGTTGCTGCGCGCCCAGGCCATACTCAAGACCGGCCTGTTGGCGTTGCAGTGACTGAGCCAAGGCGGGCTGGTAAATGCTTTGAATCTGGCCGGCCGCGGATTGGGCATTAGCTAGACGCTGCTGGTAGCGTTGGTTCTGAACAGACGCACGATTCAAGATTTCAGCGTTTACTGCTTGCCCGCCCAGAGCGGTTCCACGAGCAGCAAAAGCTGAGCGAGCAGACTGATCAGCAAGGCGCTGCTCTTCAGGGGTAAGACTTTTGCCTGCGCCAAGTTCTTGAGCAGAGGATTGAGCCAGAAAGTTGGCGTAGTCTTCGGCGCCAGGCATCGTGTTGACGTACTGTGAAACCGTGCCCTGATTAATTTGCCCCAGACCAGACTGCATCTGTGGTCCGCGGACTCTGCCAACCATGCCGCCTACTTGCGGTCCAGCAATGCCTTGCTCGAAAGCGGTAAGCTGTGGCGCCTGCAAAGAGCGAGCCATTGACTGCTGTGCAAGCTGGCCGGCAGATCCAAGAGCTTCTTGGTAGCCCGGAGTTATTGAGGAAAACGCCTTCTGATACTCGGGAAGCGTAGACTGAAGCTGCTGAAGCTCTGCTGCTCGATTGGCGGCATTGTAGCCAGCTTCAATCTGCGCAACCTGAGGGTACATCTTCGCTGCCTGTTGCAGCGACTGCTCGCCCAGATATGCCTGAGTCTGCGCCTGAAGCTCAGCGTACTTAGGTTGGTAAATCGCTTCCTGTGCGTAGACCTGAGGCGCCATCGCCACTTGGCCTTCGAGGACACTGCGCATCGACTCCTGATAGTTAGGAGCCGCCGGAGCTTGAATTGTTGTTGAGCCGCCTTTTCCCATATAAAAATAACCGTTTAATTTTAGCTGCCGTAAGCTCTACGAGGCTGTTATTCCTCCAAGTCCAAAGCTCAGTGACTGGTTCTGGTTGCTCAGACAAAAACTGCTGAAGCACTTCAGCGTGCGCTTGGATATTATCGGCCCAAACAAGGTGGGCAGTCCAGACTCCATTCTCTGGCTCAGGCCAAGTCCAACTAAAATCAGAGCGCCCAGGGTGAGCAGTTGAAACGCCGCAAATTTTGCCGTCTTGCTCGCTCCAGAAAAGACCTTTGTGCAGAGCATAGAAAGAGATGTACTCGGCACAGTTGTTCCTTGTGCCGTCTCCAATCTCCATATCTGGGCTGTGCTTTGACTTTTCATATACTGCTTCAATTATACGCTCATAAAGATCAAGCGTAAGTGTTTTCATTACGTTTTAATGCAGTACATCAACGCAATGTTGCGCGGACGTGTTTCAGTTCCTCCCGTATCAAACGTATCAGCATTTCCAGCTGTTTGCGAAAGAACTGCTCTCCCTCCACCTGGGAGTCCATTGTTTTCCCAATTACCAACAAGATGACGATGCGCCTTAAACCCATCAGCCTGTGACGTCCCAAGTGCGCGCCCCGGATCAGTGCCTTTGCCGTTGTCCCAACCGCGGACAAACTCGCCACGGAGATCAGGCGCAATTAAAATACCAAGCGCAACAAGATTGGGATAAGCAGCAGTGCTTTGACCGTTGCACTCCAGCCAGCCTGTGGGAGGCGTGCTCCGGTAGAACGCCAAAACGGCCCCAGCGGGCACCAATCCTGGCCCAGCAGCCACAACCTGAGCGTCCACATAGGCTTTGGTGGATGCTTGAAGCGGCAACGCAGGATCCGCTGCCAGCGTGAGCGTGTTTCCCGCTCCGATGGTTAGTGATCCCAATCCAGTGTCACCGGCCTTGTTGACAGGGGTAAACCCTAGGGATGCCTGCTTGGTGGCAAGGCCAGTGTCAACGTATTGTTTGGTAGTAACCTGAAGCGCACTGACAGGATCAACAGATAAAGCTATTGGACCTACGCCCGTGTCACCAGCCTTGTTGACGGGAGTGAAACCTAAGGCAGTCTGCTTGGTGTCAGCGTAACCTTTGGAAGCAGCAGACAAAGCGTTTACAGGAAGAGAGTTAGACAAGGTCAACTCGGCAGTCATGGCAACTGAGCCGTTCTTGTTGATGTACGGAGTCAGATCCGGGGCAATGGCAGTCTGCACCTGAGTAATGGTGCTCTTCCTAAGCTGTCCCGCCTGCAAAACAAGCAGCGAATCAGTGCCTGTAACAGAAGCAACGGCTGTTCTGTCATTAATTACGCCAGGGACCAGTGTAGCGTTATTGACATGCGCGTTGAGATTGGTTGCGGTTACCTGCGCGCCATCTGCGTATGTTGTTCCTGATTGGATGTCTGCCATATTATTCTTCGGTGATCATTCCCCTGTTGGAGGTGATAGCATAAACGCTAGCTCCCTTCAATGCTGGTCTTCCCTTGTTGAATACAACCTCAACATCAATGCCAACGCCTTTCATTGCGATGCGTGGTCTTATTGTCCCGTCAATTTGTGCTGATCCAGTAAAAACGTACCGCAACACTTCTTCCGTTGCATCTGGATCGTGCACCGTAGTGTAGATAGACACATCGTCGCCAACCGTGTTGTTAAAGTTAAACTCAGCCCGGCTGAAGCGTTTGGTTGCCTGAGTGTCAAACGTGTACTCTCTAGAGCGGATACTGGCAACAACCGGAATGGTGACGTATGAAGCAGCACTCAGAGTAGCCGGCAGGGCAAACGGAAGCAGTGGCGTTCCGGTAACTCCAATAAACTCGTCGCCGCCTTCCAGTTCTTCTGCCAAAAATATGCCACCATACTTTC